ATACTTCTTAGAGTGCGGAGAAGAATGGTGGTGGGAATCAAACAGAACAATAAGCATAAACCTTGTGATCGGAAAACGCTTTAAGCCATTTGCCAGTGCTCTTATGACTTTTAATACTAAAGATTTTGAAGTTGTACATGGGCCGACTGTGTGTATGCAAAGCATAATGCAGAAGCGAATCAAACGCCGTCAAATACAATTGGTAAAAAAGAATTAAACACCTTCAACAAGAAGGTTCATTTGTACTACGACTGCGGTTGCATACGCAATAGCATGTGAACGTTTAAAGAAATATTCATCATTTTCAGGGCGGACCCACACCTGGCTTCTAATGGTGTGCCAATCACTGTCAGCAAGATGTCTTTTGCTGGGACGTATGATTGCCAGTACACTAGCCAGATCATCTATGCTCTGTGGCTTTAGTTTGGCCAACAGTTCGTGATGTCCATTTACATGAAACAATTGATCTGTAAACTCTTGATGTTCTAGCAATGCCCATGTAGGTTCTCGATTCATTAAATCAATTAAATGACTTTCGTCTTTGATGCCTTTATAAAGACCCACATTCAAACAGTCTATTTTAAAAAAGCCTAGATCTTCTGCAGTCTTGTGATCTAGTGTTGCCAGTCCTGTTGCTGGATCGCTGGGTATACGATGGAAGTAAACACCTGTGTTGTGCTTCTTTCCTGTGTTTAGTTTGGCCACTGTGTGTGGAATTTGATCTAATATCTGTGTACGATCTGCAAAATCAAGATCAACATCTGTTGCATGTTTTATTTTCATTGTACCCCCGCTGAGTCAAACACACTCTGTATCCATTGTGCGTCTTCTGGTTGTTTAATTAATCTTTTTCTCCAATATGTAGGATCAATATATTCTGCTACCATTTTTATTTGTTCATCATTCATTCTATCTAACAGTGTTTGAGCACCATCACAGCCATATATAATCCAAGGCGATATACGTCCTGTCTTGATCAACTGCACTGCTCTTTGTGTATTGACCTTGTCAAAGAACTTGTGCCACTGTTCACCTGTTTCCATACCCCATTGTTGCATGAGCAATACATTACGTTCTACTGCTCTATCCACTGTTTCCTTGCGTGTTAGATCTCGCACATATTCTTCATACACTGAATCCTTGCACCAGTCATCTAGTCTAACACCCATTTGCAATACAAAGTCAATAAAACGTTCTGGATCAATTGCATTTAGATCTATCATGTGTTTGCCAAAACGTACAAATGCAGTATAATAGTTGCTTTTTGCAAACTCCGCATATGTTTTTGGCTTTTTAGCATTCATGCTCTTTTCATAAAAACGCTGATATGCTCTATATGCTAGTCTTACATGTCTATCATTCTGCACCATGTGTCTGCGTTTAGGCTCACACATGTGGACAGTTAGTGTCTTTTCTCTTCTAAATTCTTTACCGCAATACTGACATGTAAACATTACTTAAACAATTCTTTTCGTTCTTTGTCAGACATGCCCAACTGTTCTGCCAAATCCTCAAAGTCTTGTTTTGTGTTCATAGACTCAACCATTTCAATTTCGTCCTGCTTTAGGTTTGGATATACTGTTGAGAGCCAAGCCTGTACTTTATTCTTTTTAATTCCCTTGGGTGGTTGTACCCATGGATGATACTGTTTCTTACCAATACCTGCTAGTGTCATCAAATACCATTGTAGTTGTGGATGATGACGCAGATCATTAAAGTGTACATTAACAAAGTCATTGATCATTCTAATATAGTGTTCGCTGATCTCTGAAACTTTTGAATCTACACTAGCACAATAACGCATGTACAACCAAGTTGAAAACTTTTCACGTTGTGCATCTGTTAATGAATCCCACCAGGCACGATTACGACTGTCACATGCACTTGTTACTGCACTCACAGGTATACTTGCTGGGTTTGGCTTTTTCTTAGTCACAGTGTGGCACCTTTATTTTTATTATAGCATCTTTTGGCAAATCGTCAAGGTCAATTTGACAGGCCAGTCTGCTATTCTCTGTACTATTAGGTTCAACGTCTAGTAGTCCTAGTTCATCTTCGTCTGCTGGGGGCAAGTGCTCTGCACCTTCTAGAACGATGCAATGGCAGGTTGCACATGCACAGCAACCTCCACACTGCCCCCAAACATCAAAGTCGCCCAAGAACTCGTACATCACAGTGCCAACGTCACCCTCACGTTCTATGATGCGTCCTGAACGACTCTCGCATACAATCTTTACCATAGTTGGTTGACGTCCAATACTTCAGGTACTTTGTTTGTTTCTTTTACAAAGTAACAGATTGGATCCTCCGGTCTGTCCCCACTTGGTACTGCAAGTATATGACCATACTTTAGTTTTGGAAAGTACCACTTGACTTCGTTGTATACGTTTACTACTTCTATTTCTTGAAATGATGGATTAAATTGTTTTAATGGATTAAATGTAAATGCTGAAAATCCTCGATCATTTAGATGCATAATTGGAATAACTTCTGGATCTCCAATTTCTTTATCGCCAATAACTATTGACCAATCCAACGGCATTTGAAACTCTTTACCGTTTATTCTCAATACCACTGCTGGTGAATTAAATGATTCTAAGAACACCAGTGGCACAAACATATAGTCTACGTTTTGTGGATCAGTATAGTCTATTACGCAATATCTAATGTCTTCAACTTCAGCAGGTATGTTATCCAATTGGTAACATTGATTCTCTACTGTTAATATGTGCATGTTTATTTCCTATAGTTGATTTTAGCAATACTAAATGGATAGTTTGCTTCTTTGTAAAATTTCTTACGTTGTGTGAGATGTCGTTTTGAAAACTTGGCACTTGATGTTATATCCCATATTTCTACATGATCTTTGTCAGCGGCTTTACGAATGCCTCTGCCTATACTCTGTATAACCCTAACAAATGACTTACCGGGCTCAATAAGAACAAGATTGAAAATCCTAGGAATATTAATACCCACAGCGGCAACTCCATATGTTGCCAAAATGATTTTGCTAGTTGCTTCAGCGACTTCATCATATTCATCCTTACGATCTTTTGATTTCATAGACCCACTTACAAATACTGCATTGTCTCCTAGTCTTTCTAATAGACCATTACCAGCCTTGAGTCTATCAACCAGTACAAGTGTGTTACCATCTTCGCTGAGTTTTTGTATTAGGCTGGCCATATAATCTAGTCTCTGTTTGTCAGTGACCAAATATGTTAATTCTTGTTGGTAGTTTGAATATTCGGCTGTTTCCTGTAGTTGTAGTACGTTTACATTGCAGTTTGCCAATACTCCTTTGTCTTGTAGTTCACTAGCACCCAAACTGTTTACTACAGTACCTAAACTTGCTTCTAGTGCAATACGTTCATGATCTTCTTTGGGTATAGTACCTGTTAGTCCCCAACGTATTGGCACGTTAGCAAATGGACCTGTAAGTAGTTTTTTAAGTACATCTGCTTTGGCTTGGTGTACTTCATCTACCATTATACATTTTACATCTTCTGCAAATTCTTGTATGCTCATGGTTGTTTCTCCATCACGGAAACGTTTTTCCATAATGTTCAAACTCTGCCATGTACAGATAGTATGTGTCTTGCCAATCTCTTTACGATCACCAAAGTATACACCAACGTCTAGTCCCATGTTGCGATAGTCTGCTTCTGTTTGTGTTACTAGATCTTTGTTTGGTACAATAACTATACTACGACCTATGTGTTCTACACGTTGGCTCAATGCGGCTGTGATTAATGTTTTACCTGCACCTGTTGCAATTTCTTGTAGACACTGTGGTGTTTCTAAAAATTTATTAATAACATCTACTTGATAGTCTCTGAGTACAATGGGTTGTCCTTCAGCAGGATGTCGCTTGGGCCATAGTACATGACTGTAACTGTCTTCTTTAACCAAGTCAAATTTAAAGTTGTGTGGCTGTCTACGATCATCTGTTAGTACTGTATAGCCTTCTTCTATAATTGTAGGCAACAGTCTATCCAATAGATTAAGATATGTGGAACCGCCTATGCTAAAGAAACTAACACAGCCGTCCCAACGTCCTAGTTTATATGCAGGAACATGATA